TAACGGAGCTGGGGCAAAAGTTACAGTGACTTCGGATGGAGATGATGCTACTACCGATTTCACGGTGGTTGGTACAGGCATGGATGGGCAGCAGCTTACTGAGGTGATTACGGGTGTAGATTCAAATACCGTAACTAGCACTAACTACTTTTCTTCAGTAACTTCTATTACTCCAAGCGCAACTTCGGCTAACAATGTCAGCATCGGCCTGTCTGGCCTGGCGCTACCTAAGTGTCGTATTCGTGGCCTGTACTACACCGGCGCAACCACGGCTGGGTCAGTGATCATTACCCGGTACAGTGATTCCCGCAAAGTATTAAACGTCCTTAGCCCGGCTGGATCTGGAGCTAATGCGTTTAACGTGTGGGTGCCTGGAGAGGGGATTGTCGCTACATATACGCTCAATGACTATGCGACAGTAGCTCTGACGCAGGTCGGTTCAGCAACCATTCTGTGTAGCTAATCATGGCAAAGACACCAGCCTGGCAGCGTAAAGAAGGCAAGAACCCTAAAGGCGGTTTGAACGCCAAGGGGCGAGCTTCCTATAACGCTGCCAATCCCGGCAAACCTGGTCTTAAAGCTCCGCAGCCTGAAGGCGGTGCTCGTAAAAAGTCCTTTTGCGCCAGAATGGCCGGCATGAAGAAGAAACTAACTTCAGCCAAAACAGCAAACGACCCGAACTCTCGGATTAACAAATCTTTACGAGCATGGAAGTGCTAAATGGAGATGATGCTTTGGAATATCGCCTTATCCGCGATAGTGGCGATCATGGGAATGATGCTTAAGGGCAAGTTCGATGAACTCAACCGCCTAAGTATCCTGCTTAACAGGACTCGGGAGGAAGTAGCCCGTGACCACATTACCCGTGCTGAAGTGCGGCAAGATCTGGATAAGATCCGTGAACACTTTGACGATGGCTTCCGCAGACTAGAGGCCAAACTTGACGCGATGGCGCAGAGGAAAGCATGAAACGCAAAACCAAACGTTTTGAAGCCGGTGGTCTAAACCCGTATCAGGGTGACGACGTAGATTACTTTAGCGGCGCCAGAAATGCGTCTGGTGCAATTAGTCGAAACGACCAGGTTGATGAGCGTGACCGTCGTGAGATGGCCATGGCAGAGATGGCAAAAAGCCGTCCAGCTCGTCCAGCAGCCAAAGCCCCGATAGTTACCAAAGAGCAGATGAAGAAGGCGGGGTTCGATAACCTGCGTGACTATCTAAATGCTCAGCGTGGTTTGACCCGTCGTGGAGCGCCTGCTCAACCAAAAGCTGAGATGGGCCCTTCTGGACAAGATATTGACCGCATGGAAGCCTCTCTGACCGCCTCAAACATTCGTGATGAGCGTAGGGCATACGAGCAAGACAAGGACGCAGCAGCAGCCGCTAAACGTGCCGCAGCAACCGCCAAAGAGCGCGAGTCCTACATGAAAGAACAGGCCCGCAAAAAAGAAGACACTCAGACTGGATCTCAGCGTCTAGCCCGCAAGGCAGAGGCGTTTAGAACTCGTATGCGTGAACAAGCTACCGGCATGAAGTCTGGTGGCATGGTTGCATCTAAACGCGCAGACGGTATCGCCCAGCGCGGCAAAACCCGTGGAAGGATCATCTAATGGAAAACAAAGACTCAAGCCGTACCAAGAAGATCAAAGAAGCCAAGATTGAAGATGACTTCCTTGGTATCAAGAGTGGCATCAAAGCCGCTACGGTAAAAGCCAGCGAGCTTGGTGATCGCCTTGGGTTTACCCAGGAGGATTACTACGGTCCAAAAAAGACCGAGAAGAAAGCCAGTGGTGGAATGATTAAGTCGTCAGCTTCTAAGCGAGCTGATGGGTGTGCTGTCCGTGGAAAAACGAAAGGGAAAATGGTATGAAAAAGATGACTGGTATGGGTGCTTCTAAAATGGGTTCCGTTAAGACTGCCGCTCCAAGCAAAGACGGTGTTGCTACCAAAGGCAAGACCAAAGGCAAGATGATCAAGATGGCTGAAGGCGGAAAGATGCCCATGGTTATGAAAGGCGGGAAGTCTGTTCCTGCTTTCGCTGCCGACGGTAAAGGCAAAATGGCCAAAGGCGGCATGGCTAAAATGCGTGGCGGCGGTAAGTGCTAAATGAGACCGTCTCGCGGAATGGGCGATATTCGCCCTTCAAAGATGCCAGAAGCCAAAATAGGAAGGCGGAAAGATGGCGATAAATTCACTACTTTCAAAGATGGTGGGAAGGTTAAGTCTCGCGTCAATGAAGCAGGCGTTTATACAAAGCCTTCAATGCGTAAGCAGCTCTTTGAGCAAATTAAAGGTTCCGCGACTCAAGGGACTGCTGCGGGCCAATGGTCAGCGAGGAAAAGCCAACTCTTAGCTAAGAAATATAAGGCTGCTGGTGGTGGATACCGAAGTTAAAGTTTGTACTATGTGCGGCGAGGAAAAGCCACTTACGGCTTATCGTAGTCGTGGTGGTAGCCAAACACATTTATTTAAAAGCAGGTGCAATTCATGCCTATACAAAGAACACAGACGCTGGACAGAACAAAATCCAGACCGGGTTCGTGAGTACAGGGATAAAGATAGTTGGACATTAGCAAAGCGTTGCGCCCGCAGAGGAATCACACCAGAACAGTTAATAGACGCTTACGAAAGACAAGAAGAGTGTTGTGCAATTTGCAAAATAGAAATAGAGTTGATTGATAGCGCAATTGATCACAATCACCATACAGATGAGTTTCGCGGTGTTTTGTGTAAGCAGTGCAATAGGGCGTTAGGCATGTTCAAAGATGATCCAAAAATTTTGCAAAATGCCATCGAATACTTAAACATGTTTGGAAGTTACGGCGGTTATAAGTGATCAAGGCCCCGGTGTATGACCCAAAGAAAGACGGCAACGTTTTTCAATGGCTACTCATCGCGGCACGGGTTTACAGACAACGGAAACAGGTAGAGTCAAATGCCGCTAAAGAAGCCACAGCAGAGCTTAAAAGACTGGGGTCGCCAGAATTGGAAAACTAAAAGTGGCAAACCGTCTTCCGTTACTGGCGAACGCTATCTCCCAGAGAAGGCGATCAACGCACTATCTCCAGCTGAGTATGCAGCGACGACTAGAGCGAAAAGAGCTGGTAAAGCTGGTGGAAAGCAATTCGTTAAACAACCAAAGTCAATTGCAGCAAAGACAGCGAGGTTCAGATGAAAACGGTTACTCCTAGTCCAGCTAAAGAAGACCAGATGAGCAAAGACCCGATTGACCAGATCAAGAAGGCCAAGGGCAAAACGGTCATAGCCAAGTCTGGTGGTTGGATCAAAGATGCCATCAAAAAACCTGGCGCCCTTCGCTCGTCTCTTGGCGTCAAAAAAGGTGAGAAGATCCCTGCTGGAAAACTTGCTGCCGCTGCCAAGAAGCCTGGAAAGATGGGCCAACGAGCACGTTTAGCCCAGACATTGAAAAAACTAGGAAAGTAATATGCCAACGTCCGGCACCGTAGCATTTAACCTAGACCTTTCCAATCTGATTGAAGAGGCGTTTGAGCGCGTCGGTGGCGAGCTGCGTTCAGGGTATGACTTACGGACGGCAAGACGGTCTCTGAACCTGTTGACCATTGAGTGGGCTAACAGGGGTATCAATTTGTGGACGATGGAGCAGGGATCTTTCCCGCTGGTTACAGGCCAGGCCATATATCCGATCCCCGTAGATACCATTCAGATCCTCGATACGGTTATCCGGCAGAATCCTGGAACACTGAACCAGATCGACATCAACATTAGCAACATCGCGGAACCAACGTACTCCTCGATACCCAATAAGCTAACCCAGGGCAGGCCAATCCAGTATTGGTTTAACCGGCAGTCTGGTAACGACAATCCTACGACAATCCTTCTGGCCCAGGACATTACGGCCACGGATACGACCATCCCACTGTCTACGACTACGGGCCTGGCTGCGGCAGGGTTCATCAAGATCAACAACGAGACGATCAGCTACCCGAACATCTCCGGTAACTCGCTAATTAATTGCGCCCGTGGACAGAATGGCACCACGGCAGTAGGTCACAACGTTATCGGTACCCCTGCTATTACGGTCCAAAACCTTCCTTGCGTGAACATATGGCCGACGCCAAACCCACCGGGAGACCAGTACACGTTTGTCTACTGGAGACTTCGTAGGATGCAGGATGCGGGTAATGGAACGACGGTACAGGACATTCCTTTTCGTCTTATCCCGTGCATGGTGTCTGGCTTGGCTTACTACTTAGGCATGAAGCTGCCAGGCATAGATCCCACCAGGATTCAGATGCTGAAGATGGACTACGAAGAGCAGTGGACTTTGGCATCGGCTGAGGACAGAGATACGGCGCCGCTGCGTATCGTCCCCAGGAACATGTTTTATTACGGGTAAGCTATGCCGCATAAAGACCGCGCCAAGGCTCTGGAGTACTACCGCCAGTACAACGCTAAACGTCGTGCTGCGGAGCGTCCTATGAGCGCTAGGCAGGCCGCTATGAATGCTGGTGAGATCCAATACTCGACAGGCGAACCATGCGTCAATGGGCATTTAAGCCCAAGAAGTACGCAGACAAGAATTTGCATGGAATGTGATCGTTTGAGAAAGTCAAAAAAACGATTAGCAAACCCAGAGTTGTATCAAGAAAAAGGTCGCAAGTATTACGCTGAAAATAGGCAAAAGGCTTTAGATCATAAAAAGGTTTACAGGCAAGCAAATAAAGGGAAGATTATTGCGCTGGCTACGCTTAGGAAAAAAACCATCAAGCAGCGCACCCCTAAGTGGTTGACCAAAGATGATCTATGGATGATCAAAGAGGCTTACGAGTTGGCGGCGTTGAGAACCAAGATGTTTGGCTTCTCTTGGCATGTAGACCATGTAATCCCGTTGCAAGGTAAAAATGTTACAGGCTTACATGTTCCAACAAACATGCAGGTCATACCTGGATCGATGAACATCTCAAAAAAGAACAAATACGAGGTGGATCATGTCTAACAGGTTCGCATCCGGCAAATATGCTATTGCTGAGTGTGATAGGTGTGATCAGAGGTTCATGTTAAAAGAACTCAGAATCCAAACTGTTAAAACGCGTCCTTTTAAAATTAAGGTCTGTAGGGCCTGTTACGATCCCGATCAGCCCCAGCTCCAGCTTGGCATGTACCCGGTCAACGATCCACAAGCCGTTAGAGAGCCGCGCCCAGACGTTAGTTATAGGCAGTCAGGGACAACAGGATTGCAGGAGCTTACGACCAATAGCACGGCCCCGCTGGGCTTTGGTTTTCCGGCAGAAGGCAGTAGAGTGTTCCAATGGGGATGGTACCCAATAGGTGGGGCCAGCGCTGAAGATGCGGGGTTGACGCCAAATGATTTAGTGGCTACAACAGCCGTAGGAACTGTATCAATCTCAATAGGAGTTTAAAATGATGAAACAAATGCGCGGCGTTGCAAAGCAGGAAGCTCGAAAGGCCGTCAAGGGCCATGAAGCTACCATGCACAAGGCCAAGAAAATGAAAGCTGGCGGGCCCACCTCTATGGACATGAAGAAGTATGGCCGTGGAATGGCTAAGGTGATGAATCAGCGTCAATCTGTTAGGGGGCGATAATGGCCAAGTACAGCAAAAAGGTGATGGGCAAAGAGGTCGGAGACGGCGCTCTTTATGCTCCTCCACATACGATGACTGGCAAAGACATTGGCCCCAAAGAGGCTATGAAGGCTGTCAGTCGTCCGCCTGATCCTAATACACTTGCTGCCAAAGACTTTACCTGCAACACCCCGGCTGGGCGCGTGAGCTTTGGCGATCCTGGCCGCGACTATGTAAAGACCGACGGGATCAAGATCCGTGGGACTGGCGCAGCTACTAAAGGTGTAATGGCTCGGGGACCGATGGCGTGACAAAAGGGAAAGGCAAAGTGCTCAAAGAGTACACTTTGATCAGGGTGGCTTAAATCAATTACGCAGAGCTTAGCGCAGCAATCCAAGGGTACGCGGAGAACAGCTTCCCAGATACCGTGGGGAGTTTTACCTCTGCATCCCAGATAGCCACGTTTGTCCAAGAGGCTGAGCAGCGGATCTATAACTCCGTTCAAATTCTTGCCCTGCGGAAGAACTCGACCGGTACGGTGACTTCTGGAAACCAGTATCTATCCGCCCCCGTTGATTGGTTATCTACTTTCTCCCTGGCCGTGATTGATCCGGTCACTGGAGAGTACGAATATCTTCTGGACAAGGATGTGAACTTCATTCGCCAGGCGTATCCGTACCCGACGACATCAGGCAAGCCACTGTACTACGGGTTGTGGGATGAGAATACGTTCATTCTCGGGCCTACGCCGGATGCCAACTACGTCATGGAGCTGCACTACTTCTACTATCCTGAGTCGATTGTGACGGCTGGAACGTCATGGCTAGGGGATAACTTTGACTCTGTCCTTCTGTATGGGGCTTTGCTGGAGGCTGCGGCGTTCATGAAGAGCGATCCAGATACAATAGCCAACTATACGGCTCGTTACGGTGAAGCCATGGATGTGCTCAAACAGCTCAGCGAGGGCAAGAACAGGTCTGACGCCTACAGAAACGGGCAGATTAGGGTTCCAATTAAATGATCGTTCAGACGCAGACAACCTCTTTCAAAGAGGAGCTCTACGAAGGAATCCACGACCTTTTGACGGATACTTTGAAGATGGCTCTGTATACGGCCAACGCAGATCTAAACGCTGCCACAACCGTCTACACGACAGACCAAGAAGTATCTGGAACCGGGTATACAGCCGGGGGCGTTACTGTAACAAATGTTACAGTGCAATCATCTGGTACTACTGCATACGTCAATTTTGACAATGTCCAGTGGCCTGGCGCCTCGTTTACTACCCGTGGGGCTTTGCTCTACAACGCTAGTAAGGCAAACCGTTCGATTGCCGTAATCAATTTTGGTTCCGACAAGATCGTAGCCAACGGTACTTTTACAGTAACTATGCCTGCCAACACGGCCACAACCGCCCTGATAAGGTCAACCTAATGTTCGCTTCTTTTTTCTCTGAGCCGCCTACTGTCGTGGTATCGCAAACTCCCCCTACTGAGCATGAGACCTGGATGCCGGCAGAGGACTTTGAGATGTGCGGGTCGCTGAACATTGATTTGGATCTACTGAAAAACAACGTGTCCACCAACATCAAGCGGGGCTTTCAACAGATTGCTCCTCACCCTACCAACGAGGTAGAAGCGATGATTGTTGGTGGAGGGCCGTCTCTCAAAGAATACATCCACGAAATTAAGATGCTGCGCCGCAATGGCGTGAAGCTGATTACGCTAAACAATGCTTACCAATACTGTATTGATGCTGGGGTCATGCCATCTGCCATGGTTATGGTCGATGCCAGGCCGTTTAATGCGCGGTTTGTTCAAAACATTGTCCCGGACTGCAAATACTTTATAGCGTCACAATGTGACCCGTCGGTCTTTGATAACTTGCCAAAAGACAGAACGTACATTTGGCATACCAGCGCTGAAGAGATAAGTGATCTACTGGCCACGGAATACGCCAATTGGTATCCGGTTCCAGGTGGATCTACTGTCTTGTTGCGGGCGATACCTTTGTTTAGAATGTTGGGATTCAAGCGTTTTCACATCTTCGGGTGTGATTCTTGTTTGGAGGATGGAGCGCACCATGCTTACGAGCAGCAAGAAAATGATGACCAGATGGTCATTCCTGTGCGTGTCGGCGGCAAAGTTTTTCACTGTAATCCGTGGATGGTTTCTCAGGCCAAAGAGTTTATTGACTTGATTGGCTGCATGGGTGACGTAATGGAGTTGGAAATCTACGGCGGGTTACTCCGTCAAATTTTGGAAACTGGCGCTTCTCGCGCAGACTTAGAGGAGATTTAAAATGGCTGCAACCGCATGGCAACTGTATAACACTGCCAAACGCTACATCGGCAACGGGACGATTGAACTCGGTGCTGGTAACTTTAAGATGGCACTGTTCCGTACTTCTAGTAATGCTTCGACTTTTACCCTGAGCACGTTTGCTTCTTTGACTGCTCAGATCTCTGCGACCGGCGGATATGTGAGTGGTGGTAAAGCCCTGGTTCCCGCTACGGGCCAGTGGACCACCGGCGCCTCTGCTAAGCAAATGAAGTTCACCTACTCCACAGTGGGCCTGACCTTCACAGCTTCTGGCGCATCTCTGACAAACATTCGGTACGCGGTAATCACGTATGGTGCTTCGGCTGCGGTAGCTTCCGCCCGTAAGTTGGTTTGCTTCTGCCAGCTATCGAGCGCACAGTTTACTGTTACGTCGCCCAATACTCTTACGGTACTACCCGCTGCGACCGGCGTCTTCACCCTTACCTAAACAGTAAGGGGGCAAGATGTTTGCTCAGGCCCCATTTGCGGGTGCCCCGTTCTCTGCTGAAGAGGGCGGGGGTGCTGTCAACACCAATATCACTCCTGCATCGGGAGCTATTGTTGTTGCTGGGGCTGCACCATCTTTAGCGTTTGAGTTTTTTGTAACTCCGGCAGTAGGATCAATTATTGCTGCTGGGGTGGCGCCTGTTTTAAGGCTTGATTCGTTTGTTACGCCTGGCGTTGGTCAGGTATCAATAGACGGCTCAACACCGAACGTTGTTTTAGCAACAAACATAACTCCCAATACGGGAGCATTAAATTTTGCTGGGTTCGCGCCAACCATAACTGGCGAAGGTCAAGTAGCTCCAGCAACTGCGCTTTTAAGTCTTCAAGGATATGCTCCAACTTTAGAGCGAACTTTCACGATAGAGACCGCAACTGGTTCTTTATCGTTACAAGGAAATGTTCCGCTGGTTGTTGAGGGTGGGTTTGTCGAGACTGCATCTGGATCAATTTCACTACAAGGTTACGCACCAAGCGTAGTTTCTGGAGTAGTAGTTACTCCGAATGTAGGTTCGTTAGTGATAGATGGCCAAGTTCCATTTATCATTAGAGAAACAATCATAGCGCCATCAGGCGGCACTGTAATAGTAGGTTCTGCGCCAAGCGTTGTAGTTGCTGGACAGATTACTGTACCTGGCACTGGTTCTGTAAATATTGCTTCTCAGGCACCAGAAACAAACGTTTCTATATTTGTCCCTGCTGGAGCGGTATCTGTTCAAGGGCAATTGCCAGACGTTGGTCAGTCTGTTGTTACGACACCCGCTGGGGTAGCATTAAGTCTTGCGGGCGCTGCACCATCAACAGCAGTAGGAAGTGTTTCGTCGCCAGGTTCTGGGGCGTTGTCCATAGCAACAAGCGCTCCTGATGTTTTCCAAAGTGCCGTTGTAACGCCAGGCACAGGAAGTTTAGTTATCGTGACTTTTGCTCCCAAACGGCAGAGTCCAAATTGGGTTGTAATAAACGACACGCAAGATCCTAATTGGATACCAATTGCCGCATAGAGGATAGATCATGCCACTTGTAGTTAAAGACAGAGTCAAAGAAACTACGACTACGACAAGCACGGGAACGTATACGTTGGCCGGTGCTGCTGCTGGTTTTCAATCGTTTTCTGTAATAGGAAACGGAAATCAGACCTACTACTCCATAACAAATGGTACAGACTGGGAGGTGGGCATAGGGACTTATACGTCTTCTGGCACCACTCTTAGCCGGGACGTTATTCTTGAATCATCGAACTCTGGTAATGCGGTCAACTGGGGCGCTGGGTCTAAGGATATTTTTGTAACCTACCCCGCTGAAAAGTCTGTCGATATTGCTAGGTCTTTCACCAACTCAATTCTTTATGGCCTGTAAGGAGTAAATCGTGGCTAACCCAAATATTCTTCAAGCATCTACCGTACTTGGTAATACATCGACTCTTCTTATTTCTTCTACGGCAGACCCGTTTGCCACGGCGCTGGTAAATAACGCAGCGTCATCCGGCAAGGTCTATAAGATCAATTCTATTGTAGTGGCTAACGTAGATGGCTCTACTGCGGCTAGTATCACCATTAAGATCTTCTCTCAAGATGACTTAGGCGGAACAGGAACGGCTATAGCATCGACAATTACTGTACCGGTGGATGCTACTTTAGTTGTAACAGATAAGACGACGTCCTTTTATTTGTTAGAGGATAAATCAATAGGGGCTACAGCAAGTGCGGCGAATGATCTTGTTGTGACCTGTTCTTGGGAAGAGATTAACTAATGGCTAACCGAGAAAACGGTTCGATTATTGGTGTAGTCAATACTCCGACTACAACTGTTGCTAGTGGCGTATGGTCAATGTCTGCTGTTGCCCTGGCGGTGCAGGGCGGAATCTGGCCTGGTGCAGTCACCGTAAATTATTTAGTTATTGCTGGTGGTGGCGGTGGCGCTACCCGTGGCGGTGGTGGTGCTGGAGGTTATAGGACATCCGCAGGTACAAGTGGTGGTGGAGCATCTGCTGAGGCGACTTTATTTTTAGATTACTCCACGCAGTATACGGTAACAATTGGTGCTGGTGGTACAGGTGGATTTAATGATTCTGTTAGTGCAGCACGACCAACAAGCGGCTCTAATTCTGTTTTGGCTAGTATTACTTCGACAGGTGGTGGTAAAGGAGCAAGTGATTCAAACTATCAAGATGACGCCGGTTCAGGCGGTTCTGGTGGTGGTGCCTCTGCTACATCGGGAACTACGTCAATCGCAGGCGCAGGAACGACGAATCAAGGTTACGGCGGTGGAACAACAACAGGCGGTACAGGCGGTGGTGGCGGTGGTGGAGCAGGCGCTGTTGGAAGTAATGGTTCTAGCAATACTGGTGGTGCTGGAGGTGCTGGTGTTTCATCTTCAATTACTGGCTCATCTGTATCTCGTGCTGGCGGTGGTGGCGGTGGTGGTAACACAACTGGTGGTTCAGCAACTGCTGGCGGCGGTGCTGGTGGTTCAAATACTGTTGGTTCTGGTGGAACTGTAAATACAGGCGGTGGTGGCGGTGGCGGGGTCGGAATAAGTGCGGGGCAAAAAGGTGGTAACGGTGGATCAGGCGTGGTGATTATTAAATATGCTGATAATCTGACTCTTTCAAACCCTGGAGGTGGACTCACTTATTCCACTACTACTAGCGGTGGGTTTAGTGTTACGACCTTTACCGCAGGCACAGGAACGATTTCATTTGCATAGGAGAAGACCTTGGCGCATTACGCATTTCTTGATGAAAACAACATAGTTACCGAGGTCATTGTCGGCAAAGACGAGGGCGAGGAAGGTATTGACTGGGAAGAACATTATGGAAACTTCCGAGGACAGGTCTGCAAACGCACCAGTTATAACACAAGTGGCGGCATACATTTGAATGGCAGTACTCCATTCCGCAAGAACTACGCAGGGATCGGGTATACCTACAACGCCGACATTGATGCGTTCGTACCGCCCAAGCCGTTTGCAAGCTGGGTGCTAAACAATGAAACAGCCCAGTGGGAAGCCCCGGTGCCGATTCCTGAAGGTGGTATGTACTCCTGGGACGAAGACACGGGATCTTGGGTTGAAATGCAGGTAGCAGGCAACATAGAAGCGGAGTAAATCATGGCGTCCACTTACAGCCCATTAAAGATTGAACTTATTGGAACCGGTGAACAGGTTGCAACCTGGGGCCAGACCACAAACACCAACCTGGGCACAACCATTGAACAGGCTATAGGTGGCAAAGCAGATGTCACGATGTCCAGTACGTCGGTGGCCCTGACTCTTACCGACACCAATGCGCTTCAAAATGCTCGGGCCTTGTACTTGAACCTTACTGGTACGCCAGGCGGGGCTGCGACTCTTGAGGTTCCGGCGGTTCAGAAAGCCTACATAGTTAAAAACGGTACTACTGGTGGTAACGCGGTGACGGTTAAAGTTGCCGGCCAGACTGGTGTTTCTGTTCCCAACGGTGCCACGATGCACCTGTATAACAATGGGACGGACGTAGTAAATGCCATAACCAACCTTCCTGCTGGATCAACGATTGGCGGGTCAGCAATTTCTACGGCATCTGGAACGGTGTCTTCTGTGGCCGCTGGCAACGGGATGAGTTTTTCGACAATTACGAGTACCGGATCTGTAACGCTTGGCACCCCAAGTACGCTCAACACAACAACGACCAACAACGTATCTGGATCAACCCACACTCACGCAATCACGACGGCATCAGCTAGTACAGCATCAACGATTGTAGCCAGAGATTCGTTGGGCGGATTTGAAGCTACAACGATTGGCATGACAACCGGCAATATCGGTACGTTGAACGTCGGCACCCAGACCAACAAGGCTACGATCAGTTACACGACTAATACCGCTAGGACGCTGACAATCCCTGCGCTAGATGGTAATAGAACGTTTGCGTTTATCAACCAATACCAAGAATGGACGGCAGAGCAGAGCTTTGGAGAAGATGTTGTTTTTGCTAAAGACATTGTTGTTGAAGACAATCTAATTTTCTCTGGCGCAGGCACGTTTGGCTATAACCGTATTCAAGGCAATACAGCGGCAGCAACAATTAATGATCGTCTGTTTTTCCAAGATGGAGCGCCAAACACAACATCGCTTGTAAATGTTATGCCAAGCGGAACTGCTAATAATTCAGGATTTCTTGCGTATAACAGCAGCACTCCTGGCAACTCTAGCACTGCTTGGTTGTATGTTGACAATACCAGCGTTCAGATTGCAGCTAATACATACGGATCAGGTACAGCACTACCTATGACTTTTTCAGCAGGTGGTTCTGAAAGGATGCGGATCACTACTGGGGGTGAAGTTTATATTGCGGGTACAACCGATCAAGGTGCTTACAACTTGCAAGTCAACGGTACGGGGGTTTGGGGCGCCGGTTTGTATGTCAATGGTTCTGACGCTAGGCTTAAAGAAGGTATTAAAGACTTGGATTCTGGGTTGTCGGTAATTGAAAAACTACACCCAGTATCGTTTAAGTACCGCCAAGATACAGACTACACAAAAGATACTCGTACACACATTGGGTTTATTGCACAAGAACTTCAAACCGCATTAGCTGATAAAGACTATGTTGACGGTGTCGTTGAAACTGGCGGTAAGTACCTAGGTGTCGCGTATCAGAGTCTCATACCCATTTTGACTAAGGCAATACAAGAGCTTAAACAAGAGATAGAAGCTCTGAAAGCGAAAGGATAACGACATGAACTATGTATGGAGCTTCCCAGAAGTAACGGTTGTCTATAGTGAGGACAACCTAATAGACGTTATCTCTGTATCGTTTTGGAGGCTGACGGCTACCGACGGCGCTTACAGTTCCTCGGCATACGGGTCTATAGCCCTAGGCAAACCGAATCCAGCATCGTTTACACCTTTTCAACAGGTCACGCCAGAGCAGTTGCAAGAGTGGACGGAGACTGCATTGGGAGAAGAAACAGTTACAAGAACCAAAGTCACCCTGGCACAACAGATAGAACAGAAGAAGAACCCCACCAGCGGTAACGTTCCACCTCCTTGGGGTAGTTAAAAATGCTGCCCATAGCCGCCCTGCTATCTATCGGGGAGAAGGTTCTCGATAAGGTCATTCCCGATCCTGCCGCCAAGGCCGAGGCTCAGGCCAAACTCATGGAAATGGCCCAAAAAGGGCAGCTTGCCGAACTAGAGTTTCAAGCCAAGGAAATGGACTCTGCTCGCCAGCGTGAGGTGCAGATTGCCACCAGCGAGTTTGCGCCTATGCTCAACAAGATTGTCACGCCGATTCTTGCCCTGGGTACGGTGGCGCTGACCTTCTTGCTCTATGCCGTGATTATCTTTGTGGATGTGGATGAGCAGTCTAAAGACATTCTGATCTACGTGCTTGGGGCGCTGACCTCTGCGGTTACGATGGTTCTGGGGTATTACTTCGGCAGTTCTGCTGGTAGCAAGGAAAAAGACCAGAAGATCAAGGATCTGATGAAATGACGCAATTAACCAAGAACTTTAGTCTTGCCGAGATGGTTAAGTCTGAGACCGCTCTGCGTCATGGCATGGAGAATAACCCCGGCCCGGACGAATTGAACAATCTATTGCAGCTATGCGCCAATGTCCTTCAGCCTATCCGAGATCACTACCAGAAGGGTGTGAAGGTCAACTCGGGCTATCGCTCGCCGGATGTAAATGCTAAAGTGGGCGGGTCAAGAACGTCGGACCATACACGTGGTATGGCTGCTGACATAGAGATACCGGGGGTGCCCAATGCAGAGCTTGCTACTTATATTAGAGACAACCTGGCTTACACACAGCTTATTTTGGAATTTTATACTCCTGGCGTACCTGACAGTGGTTGGGTTCATGTTAGTTACGATGAGCAGGATCTGAAGAAACAGGTTCTGACGGCCACCAGGAAAGACGGCAAGACCGTATACCTACCAGGATTGGTTGCGTAAATGTTAAGAAAAGTCACTCTTCGCCCAGGCATCAACAGAGATACAACGAACTACGCCAACGAAGGTGGGTACTATGAGTGCGACAAGATCCGCTTTTACTCTGGGTATCCACAGAAGCTAGGCGGCTGGGTCGAGGCAACGCCAGAAAGATTCCTGGGGACTTGCCGGCAGCTCTGGAATTGGGTTACGTCCTACACGGATAACCTGTTAGCGGTTGGTACGGATCAAAAGGTCTACATCGAGGTAGGTGGGATCTTCTATGACATCACGCCCATCCGTAACCCGCTGGCATCTCCAGATCAGGAATACACGTTTAAGACCCCGACGACAGATAACTGTATCGACACGACCAACGGGTCAACCACGGTCAACATAAACATCACTGGGCACGGATGCCTGGTAGGTGACTACATCACAATAGCTGGGGCGACAGACGTAGGCGGCATACCTAGTGCAATCCTCAATGCCGAGCACAAAGTTACCGAGGTAACGGACAACGACAACTTTAAGTTCGTAGTGTCTTCTGCGGCCACATCAACCGTAACTAACGGAGGTGGGACTGCAATATTTGTAGGGTGTCAGATACATCCAGGCTTTCCTCTTCAGACAGCAGGTTATGGCTGGGGAACTGGAGGATTCGGTGGTACAACCGGTTTATCCGCCATTGGAACGTTTACAGTTACCGTCGCATCCCCAGCGGTTCTTACCTTTGCAACGCACACCCCCGTAGATAACACCGTAATCATTCTAAGTACAACCGGCGCTCTTCCTACAGGTTTATCTGCTGGTGTGGCGTATTACATCGTTGGAGCATCTGGTAGCACGTGTAGCCTGGCGCTCACCCAAGCAGGAGCCTCGATCAATACGACAGGAACTCAAAGCGGGACCCATAGTGCTCAGATTGTAGCTTCTCCAACTGGATGGGGCCTGGCTAGTCCGTTGCCCGTATATCTACCTCAGCGTGATTGGTTTTTTGATAACTTTGACAACGACCTGGTAATGAACATCCGGGCAGTAACTACTGGTACAGGAATAGCTACTGGTGGCCCAATCTATTACTGGGTTCGTGGTACGACGGTTAACGCCCAGGCTGAGCTAAGCACCAGAGCCGTCTTGTTGTCTGGACTAACCATTGATGGAGTGGCCCCAGCCGATGTTCCTGAATCCGCTTACCAAATACTTGTCTCCCAGAATGATAAGCATCTTCTGGCTTTTGGATGTCAGCCATATGCAGGAACTACAGGTGAGTTCGATCCTCTTCTGATTCGCTGGGCTACCCAGGATCAGCCAAACGTATGGACGCCGCTACTGACTAACTCGGCTGGATTCATCCGGGTATCACGTGGATCAAGGATTGTCCGTGCGCTGCCGACCAGGCAAGAGATAATTGTTTTTACAGATACCCACGTTTATAGCTTCCAATTCCTAGGCACCATCGAGGTATTCGGCCTTCAGGAGCTGGCAGACAACATCTCGATCATGTCCCCACGGGCCTGTATCTCCGTGAATAACGTGACGTACTGGATGGGGCTGGATAAGTTCTATGCCTATGATGGCCGGGTTCAGACTCTTCCATGTACGCTCAGAGAGTACGTCTTCAAAGACATTAACCTGGATCAAGCAGATCAAGTTATCTGCGGGACGAACGAGGGATACAACGAAGTCTGGTGGTTCTATTGCAGCGCAAACTCCAACTGGATTGACCGTTATGTAGTCTTCAACCACCTAGAGAAAGTCTGGTACTACGGGAACATGGTCAGAACGTCTTGGCTCGATGTCTCTTCCAGGGACTATCCAACAGCGACCTACACCGATGAGAATCAAAACCCAGGGGTGCTATACACCCATGAGGTAGGAGTAAACGACGGTGATCTCCCGATGGAGTCATTCATCCAGTCGTCAGACTTTGACATCGAGGACGGTGAGAAGCTGATGTTGACCAAGCGGATGATCCCGGACGTTAACTTCCGTGGATCTACGGCAGCAAATCCAGAAGTAACCATGGCCATACGGGCTAGAAACTTTCCAGGTTCTGCGTTTACCAACAATGCTTTGAACGAAAAACCGGTCATCCAGACTTCTATTGATCAGTACACGGAGCAGGTATTTATTCGTGCCCGAGGCCGGCAGATGGCCATGCGGATCAGCTCAGATGGGCTTGGGGTGCAGTGGCAGCTAGGTAATCCCAGGATCGACGCCAGAGAAGACGGCAAGAGATAAATGGCGCTTATTGGATTCCGGGCACCAGCTCTTCCTCTGCCAAGGGAGCAGTATGACCGTCAGCAGATGGACCAGCTCATTAATGCGCTGCGCCTGTACTTCAACCAACTAGATTCTCTCACCCCGCAGCAGGCCAACTCTTATCGAGCAGACGAGTTCATAGGAGGAATCTTTTCTGGTTCGGCCTATACCGGCGGAACATTTACTGGAACGGTGTTTACCGGAGACAGCTTCAACGGTGACTTCTTCAATGGCGGGAACTTCAGCGGGGAGCAGTTTAACGGTGGTGTCTTTGCTGGCCAGGGAAGACGACTGGTATTTCCCCACATAGCAGCTTCAGACAGTACAGACCAGGTAGCTAGTGGAAATAACACAGCCACGGTGGTTAAGTGGAATACATTGGATTCCGGGTTTGGATGGACGCTAAACTCTCCCGGATCTGCTACAGCAGACTATGCTGGCGTGTACACCATAAGATACAGCCTACAGTACATAAATACAGCAAACGCTATTCACTATGCGGATGTCTGGCTCAAGGTAAATGGCAGCAACGTAGCCAACTCAACGACTAGGTTTTTCATTCCAGCTCGTAAAAGCGCTTCTGCGGGGGAAGAAGGATATTTAGCGGCATATTCCGAGGTAACTTTTGCTGTTCAAATTGGAGATGAGATAGAGCTTTATTGGGCTACAGATGTAGCTGGGAACCCGACTACACCTACTGACGGGGTGTATATGTTCCACGACGCAGCTAGTGCTAGCCCATATGACCGGCCAGCAATCCCATCGGCAATAGGATCAATCAGTTTTGTATCAGCAGTAGAGAGCGTAAGCGTAAAACCTGGGGTAAAAGCAGTCCTGCTTTCTGGTTCTTTACCCACGGTTACAACCTAGTCAACAGTAGCTAAATCACGGATAATACGGTTAGTCAAGCATTTAGGAGGCTTTTATGGGTACGGGCGTAGGCGAGGCAATGATCATTGGTGCTGTAACTGGCGCTGGTACTTCTGCCATTACAGGTGGAGATCCACTCAAAGGGGCGCTTCTTGGTGCTGCCGGGGGTGGCGTAGGAGCGGGGATTGCCGGGGCAGGAGCAGGAGCAACATCTGGGGCAGCTGGTGGGGCAGGAAGTGCAGCAGCTCCTATAACCACGGCAAGCACTACAGGGGCAACAACCGGAGCCACAGCAGGATCAGCTGCGCCAATTACTAGCGTCGGTTTACCAGAAGCCGCAGGCCAAGTGGGAATGTCAACATTGCCAAGCGGGGCAAGCGTTCCATCCATGATGATGCCTAGTGGCGATATTTCCATGCTGGCGTCTCAGACCCCTGGAACCGCTTCAAGTGCCGCAGCGGGGTCTCCGACTTTCCCGTCCATCAATTCGTTCTACGCTAGAAACCCCGTGTTAATGCCTGCTGGTCTGGGCGCAGCCACTACAGCAATTGGTCAGTCTTATGACGTAGAAGGGCTTCCAGAGCCAGAAAAGTACAGCGGCCCGCTAAGTCGATTCCGTTATGACCCAGACAAATATCGTTCAGCCATGGCCGGTGGTGGCCTGGCAGACTCCGCAGTAGCTCAGCGCTACATGAGGGGCGGGCATCTTGGTTCCTACTCAGATGGTGGTCGGTTGCTCAAAGGACCTGGCGATGGCATGTCAGACAGTATTCCTGCGACTATTGGCACAAAACAACCGGCTAGGCTTGCTGACTCTGAGTTTGTAGTTCCCGCAGACGTAGTGTCTCATCTTGGAAATGGTTCTACTGATGCTGGAGCAAAGCGCCTTTACGAGATGATGGATCGAGTCCGTAAGGCTAGAACCGGTCGGAAGAGTCAGGGCAAAGAGATCAACCCCAATAAGTACATGCCAGCCTAGGAGATAGAGATGGGCGGAACGGTAAGTAACGCAATTAATCAGTCTGGGTTGCCTAACGCAATCAACCAGGCTGGGTTTCAACAGCAGCTTGGCCGGGTATCTAACCAGATGTACCAGCCGCCCAGTCAAATGGGTGGGTACGACCCATACACCGCTATGCGTCGGCCTAACTACATGCCGTATGGTCCAAACCAACAGTTCTATCAGCCGATCTACCAGCCTAGCTATTCCCAGTTCTCCCCGTTTGGTTACGGCCAAGCTCCTTTTGGTGGGTTCTATCAGCCGCCGATGATGGGAATGATGGGCAGGGGGCTTCAGATGGGTGGCCAGAGAATGGGTATGGCGCCTGGTGGGATGGATACAAACTACGGGGACTTTGATCCAAGGTTTAGGTCGCAGCAATCAAACATGCTTTCTGGTCAAGCAACATACCTAACCGACCAGTTCCAGCCAATGATGCCGCCACAACAAGCGCAGCAACAAGCATATTCAATTCCGTATTCAAATGCACAGCAAAGCTCTGGCGGTTTTTTTAAACGACGCATTTCTGGTGCTTTTGACAATCGACGGAATCAGTCAGCGCCTCCTTTTGCTGATAACTACGGACAACCCATGCTATCCCCGCAGCCAGTGCAGACTCAGTATCGTCCCATTCCAATAGCAAGCCAAACTTCAATAGATCAGATAAAAGCTCAGGCTATGCAAGAAGGTGTAAACCAAGGTATGTCTATGGCTCAATCTTCTTATGGTGGTGGCGGTGCCAAAGCAGGTGGCAAGGTAGAAGACGACGGTATCGCTTCTTTGCTGAAGAAATGAACCTAAACATCCAGGTTGTAGATACAAACTACATCAGCCAGATTTGGAATCAGGTAGACCAGTATTTAATAGACGCACTAATAAAAGATAACGACGCCCCTGACTGGAGTAACTGTTACAACATTCATCATGTCCAGGGGTTTTTGACTAGCGGTATGTGGTTGTTGTTGGTCGCGGTAGATGAGGAAGGAAAGATCCACGGTGCCGCAACAGTGTCATTTGCGAACTATCCGATGGCCAGGGTAGCGTTCATCACACTGATAGGAGGTCGGATGATCTCCAATAGCAATACGTTTGAGCAGCTTAAGATGATTCTAAAGCAGCGCGGGGCGACAAAAGTCCAAGGGTACGGTAGAGAATCTATCGTTCGATTGTGGAAGAGATACGGCTTTGAGCCACGAACTACTTTAGTGGAAGCTCCATTGTGAAAGGCGAAGGAAAGTTAGAATGGTTTGGTGGCGATCAAAACGCCTATAACTTGTTCCAAATGTTTATCGAGTTGTCTCATACGTGGGATGACATTGTTGATAAAGACAAAGAGGTTTCTGAGGACCAAGTTAACAATGCGTTTTTGATTGCACTTGTCTACATGCCATCTAATCCGTTTTACCAGCGTATTCAATCGGCTATCTTGCCAATGTGGATACCAGTTGTTTCGGCCTACAAGACAGCCAATAAGTTTGAGCAAGACAAAGACGAGCATGGAATTGAGATTGCTCACAATTTAAGATATGCAGCAGGCTACATAATTTCTTACATGGTTCATGTTTGCGTTGGCTACGAAAAGGCCCAAGAATTTATGCCTGATGTATGGAAGGCTGTTGTTTTTGAGCGGTTTGATGATTACCGCAAGGAGCATTTAAATGCTGTTCGCTAAATACCTTTCTCACTTATACCAAGGCGCCGATCATCGCGGGCAGAGAGTTTATAACGTTGGCGGCGGTGGCGGCGGTGGCGGCGGTCACACTACCAGCACGGTCACTCAACAGTCCATCCCTGATTGGCTACGCCCACAGACCGAAGCGCTTCTTGGTGCTGCAACACAAGAGACCTTCCAGACTCAGAAGACTCCAGAGGGCACCTACGAGATCACTGGTGTTAAACCATTCGTTCCTTATAGCGCAGATCCCCGCGATTACTTTGCTCCGTTCAGCCCCCAACAGCAGCAAGTGATGTATGAAGCATCACAGATGCAGCGGCCTGGTGGGTTTGGTGTCGGCCAACAAATGGTTGGTGGTGCTGGTATGGGCGGCATGGGAAGCGCTGGTGCAGCATATGACTACGGCCAGATGGGAACCAGGTATGGTGGCTTAGGTGCTGGCTATGGAATGATGGGTGCTGGCATGGCCCCTGAAGCCCAGATGTATGGCCGTACCGCAGCAGACATTGGTGGCATGGGTCTCCGTGCAGAAGAGCTTGGCCGTGACGTAGGAGAAGAGGCCCGTCAGTATGCTCGTCAAGCAGCAAGCATGGGTGGTACCTATGAACGCATGGCAACAGACCCACGGTCTATTCAAGCCTATATGTCACCGTATCAACAAGGTGTCACAGAGGTTGCCAAACGCAAGGCGATTGATGACGCCCAACGTGCTCAGCTCGGACAGAATCTTGGAGCGGTACGGACAGGTACTTATGGTGGTGCTCGGCAGGCTCTTCTCCAAGGACAAAGGGAAGCCGGCCTACAACAGCAGCTCAGCGACATCCAGGCTCAAGGACTCCAGCGGGCGTTTGAACAAGCTCAGCAGGCACAACAGTTTGGTGTTACGGCTGGTATGCAGGGACTTCAGGGTGCCCAGGCTGGGCTTGGAACCGCTCTCCAAGGTGGTCAACTTGGACTCTCTGGTATCGGCCAGGCAATAAGTGGTCAAGAGGCTGGGCTTCGTGGACTTGGTCAGGCCGGTCAACTCTATGGTCTGGGTATGCAGGGCGCTCAAGCAGGTATGCAGGGGGCCGGTGTTGGACTTCAAGGAGTCCAAGGTGCTCAGGCTGGATACGGCCTTATGGGTCAGATGGGCCGGTCACTTGCGGATATTGCTCAGCAACAGCAGGCAGCAGATCTATCGCGGATGCAGTTCCAGCAGCAGGTAGGTGCAACGCAGCAAGAGCAGCAGCAACAGATGATCAATCAGGCTATCCAGAATTATGCGATGGCGCAGCAGTATCCGCAGCAGCAGCTTGCCGCATACAACGCCTTACTACGTGGATACCAGACACCGGTCACTACAGTATCTCAGTACCAGGCTTCCCCAAGCCCCGTCTCTCAACTTGCTGGTCTTGGACTCACGGGCGCAGCAGCATACGGCATGGCAACCGGCAAGAAGAAGGGAGGCGAGGTTAAAGAAGGTATAGACTCCCTAGCACTGAAGAAAGCTATGAAAAAGGTGGCAGCATGATCGGAAGCACACTCAGCCGTGTTCAGACGGCAGAAAAGCTCAGCATCCCGCAGCTTCAGCAGGCCATTCAGTCTGGGACTATCCCGGCCTATATGGGCGTCCCTCTTTTGGAAGAGAAGATCCAGTTTGAACAGAGGATGCGTTCAGCCGCAGCAGCCCGCATGGCCCAGGGTCAACAGCCCACTATTGCCGAACAGGTCATGGACCAAGCTCAAATGGTTGAGGGAGATGGCGGCATAGATCAGATCCCTATTGAGACACCAGAGTTCGCAGGTGGTGGCATCGTAGCGTTTAGCGCGGGGGACAAGGTTCAGTCCGATGAGATGCTCCTGGAACAAGCCATCAATTCCTTGGTGCAGCGCGATCCGTCTATCAATGCCAACTTTATTCGGCAGGCATATGCAAGTGCGCCACCTGAAAGACGGGAGCAACTCCTTGCTCAGTTAAGAGACAGCGAATCGGCAAAGTTTGCGCGTCAAGGAACAGGCGTTCCAATGGCCCCCAATCAGGGGATTGCCGGCGCAGACATGGATAGGGAAGCAGCCAAGTTTGCTCGGCAGGGTGTAGGTGTGCCAGGCACTCCTCCTAAAGACACAGGCATTGCCCCCGAGATGGATGAAGAGAAACCCATGCCTGATGCTGGTATCTCTTCCATTCCTATCTCCCCGATCATTCAGCGGGCTGGTGAGATGGCAAAGGCCCTCCGTGGGACTGAAGAAGCCACCCCGATTCCGACCATTGAAGAAGCTGGTAAGCAGACAAGCGAACTCCTCAAAGCATCTGGATATGACGAGAACGTTCTTGGAAACATCCAGAAAGAGATTGCATCGCAGCGTGAGTCCTTGGCTAAAGATAAGGTCGAGGCACGTAACTTCCGTCTCCTTGAGATGGGCCTTGGGATCATGGCTGGCACATCGCCTAACGCCTTTGAGAACATTGGCAAGGGCGCAGCACCTGGCTTGAAGGGACTTGCCTCAGACATTAAGGATCTACAGAAGGCTGAACGTGAGTTCAAACTGGCTGAGCAGAACCTTATGCTCAAGAAGAATGACGCTGCCATGGGTAAAGCCAAGATCACCCAGGACACTATTGATAAAGCCCAAGATCGGGCTGATAAGAAGGCTGAGAGGTATGACCAACTCAAAGCAGATCTTGCCAAGACGATGCTTACCACTCAAGCACAAGAGCAATTGGCTCGGGCGGCATATGGTTCAAAACTTACGGACTACGATAAGAAGTGGGCTAGGTATGTCCAAGAAGCCAAGGCTAACGGTGAGACACCGACTTTCTCAGGGTTTGAACAGGCTATTCTTGAACCCCGTGGTGCGTTAACATTTAGGCAGGCCCTGTCTATTGCAGCGCAAGATAAGACACTGACAGCAACAGAAGTACAGGCCCAGGCAGAAAAACTATTGGAGGCTGATAGGCTTCGCAGGGAAAGAAATCCACAAGGATCGCCTGCCAGATCGTCCGGCACAACGCCACCTCTACCACCAGGATTTGTTCTACAAGGAAGATAAAGGTTAATTATGCAGAGAGCAGTCAACCCCCAAACTGGTGAGGTACTGTTCCTTGTTAATAACCAATGGACCGCCCCGTCACAGACCGCGAGGAATCCGGACTCAGGCCAAATGGCCTATTTGGTTAATAACGAGTGGCAGGTCCTAGATCCGTTTAAAGAAGAAGAAAAGGGTTTCCTTGAGTCCGTCTTTGGAGTAACGCCAAAACAGTTTGCTGAAGCGGCCAAGCCAGAGTCTTTTACCGGGGAAGTTCTTGACGTTCCTCTTAAAATTGCTGAAGGGACTGTATCAACTACCCGCGCTATTACGGAAGCATTTGGTGCCAATAATGCTGCTGCCCAAAACATTCGTGGCGTAGAGAAGTACCTTGCTGAACTAGCGTCTGCACAGTCCAAACAGGACTCTCAGGCGATTGCCGCCATCATGAAGGATGCGGAAGACAAGGGACTTGGTGAACAACTTAAAGCCGCGCTATCTGCATTTGCCACGGCTCCGGTTGACTTCCTTGCTCAAGCTGCTGGATCGTCCGTTCCTATTCTGTTGGGCGCCGTTGCTGGTGTGCCAGGCTTAGTTACCACCGCTGGATTGACGGGCGCTGGCGTAGTCAAAGGCACGATATATGACACCGTCAAAGAAGAACTCAAGAAGGCCGGCGCATCAGAGAAGGAAGCTGAAGAGCGGGCTATAGCTGCTCAAGAGTACGGCGGTGAAAACCTTGACATGATTCTTGCCGGCACAGCTCTTGGTGCTGTTGCTGGTAGGACGGGCGTTGAGAAATACATTCTTGGAAAGATCGCGGCAAAGCAAGCGGCTCAACAGGCTGCTCAAAAGGGCGCTGTTCGTCAGGCGGTAGAAACCGGCGTAACAGAGGCTGTTCCAGAAGCTATTCAGGCTGGACAAGAACAATTGGCGGCTAACATTGCTGCTCAAAGAGAAGGGCTTGATGTACCAACATTCCGAGGCGTAGCTGGTCAGGCTGCATTAGAGGCTATTGCAGGCGGTGCTCTGGGTGCTGGTATTGGAGCTGCTGGTGAAGCCGGTCCTGCCGCTCCTCCTACCCCTCCTGCCGCAACCCCGCCCGCTGCAGCTTCCCCTCCTACAGCCGCACCGACGCCTGCTGCACCACCAGCCGCAGTTACTCCTGTAACTCCCACAGGCGCTGCTCCTGGGGCCGCTCCAGTCGTACCTCTTCCCCCAGGTCCAGACCTACTTGGTGGATATGCAGACGCTGGAAACAACGTCGAGGTGAGGATAACTCCAACACCGGATGGAAGGTTCCAGGTCATATACGTAGATGGAACCTCTGGGCAGTCTTCTGATGCCGGTATATTCGATGACTTCGATAGCGCCAATTCAACGGCAGCAATGCTCGTTGGTGTAAACCCAGCCACCTTTGCTCCGCCAACAGCGCCAACACCTCCTGTTGCAACAACCCCCACTCCACCCACAACGCCGGTTTCAACGACGCCTACGCCGCCCACGGTTCCTGTTGGTACTACGCCGACACCACCGACCGGTGTTCCACCTACTTCGGGATTAACTCCTCCCACTATCCCAACAGGCACGACGCCTGGTGTTCCACCTACGATAAAGCCGACGGAGTTCACGCCGGAAGAACAGCAAGCTCTGGATAACTATTTTCAGGGGCAGGTACCAAATGCTCAGACGATATTCCAGAACCGCGATAGGTCCGGAAAAGGGTCGGTTGCTCAGATGCAGAAGATTGCATCAGCACCAGACTACTCACTTGTTGGCCCGTCCAAGGTATTGGCTGAAGGCGCTCCTGTAATCATCAGTGACATAAACATCCCAAGTGAGTTTCTTGGACGTACTGATATGGCCACGGCGTCTAATGGGCAGAGATTCCCAGTTCGCTATGCAGTCGTACCGGCAACAGAAGTGTTTACGTCTAACCTTGCGGATGGAACAGTCAATCCATTCTACGGAGACCTGAGCGTTCCTGGTATCAGGGCCGTCGCTGGCAATGGTCGTATCGCTGGAATACAAGAGGCATACAACCGAAAGACGACAGATAAGTATCGCAATGAACTAATAAACGATCCTTCTCATGGTGTCAGTCAAGAAGTCATCGCTGCCATACCAAACCCTGTTCTCGTTCGGATCATGCCGAAAGGATTGGTACCAGAGAATATTGGCGACCTATCAAACGTATCTGGTATCGCTGGGCTTGAACCTGTAGATAGGGCAAAGAACGATCTCAATAGGCTTGCTGGTAAGTTCGACCTTACTGGTTTGCAGTTCACTGAAGAGGGAGTCCCGCAGCTCTCTACTCTGAGACAGTTCATCCAGGCCATGCCGGAGAGTGAGCAGTCAGAGTTAATTAACAAGTCCACCGGGCTTCCAACCCCAGAGGCTAGTGCTCGACTGTTAAACGCCATCTTCTATGGCGCCTATGAGAATGACGCGCTTATAGATCTGTACGCAGCAACCACGAACCCAGATGCAAAGATGTATCTCAACAGTCTGGCTAAGGTTGCTCCGAAGATGGTCAAGCTATCAGGGGCGGGCGATTACGACATTCGCTCCAAGGTTGTAGAGGGTATTGAGAACCTTGTATCTGCTGTACGCCAGGGCGTTCCTATCAAGGAGATGCCCAACTTTGTGAAGCAGGGCGCTATTGGATTAGACCCATATGCCCAGAAGATCATGGAGTTCATTGCTGACAGTGGGCGTTCTACCAAGCGCATTGCTGAAGGGCTTTCTCGTCTTGCCGATGCCGCCATGGATGCAAGCCAGGTATTGCAAGAACCAGATATGTTTGGGCAAGTTCCTCCTCGGCCTACGCTAGATCAGGTCTTTGAGTCTCTTAAAGAAATAGAACAAGAGCCAGATTTATTTGGTGAACCTACAGAGGTCAAACCGCCCGAGCCGCCAGCTCCAAAAGAGGTCAAGTTTTCTATTGATAAAAATTCTCCGCAAATTTACCAAGAGATAAAAAATTTAGACGTTATAGGTCTTGCTGGCTGGGCTAAAGACAATGCTCCAAACGAACTTGCAAAAGAAGTTGCCACTAAGATTGAAAACCGCTTAAAAGATTTTGCTTCTCGCAATATAGAAATGAAGGGTCCAACCATTTTAAATAACTCTAGAAGGGTGAAGGGTTATGCTGGAATGGTTAAGTTTTCAAGAGGCAAACTTGGAATTAAGTTTGAATACAAATTAAACGGTTTAGAAGACAACAAAGCTGCTTACGTTCAAAATGGATTGGAGTATCAAGTAATTTTGCATGAGCTAGTTCATGCTGCGGTTGTTGCTCAAACATACGGCCTTCCAACGTCAGATCCAAGAATCAAAGACCTAGAATCTCTTAGATCAGAAATTAGAAAAAAATTTATAAATGATTTAAAGAACAATAAATTTGACCCACTTGTAGATCGAGAAAAAATATTTAACATTCGATACGCGCTACAAAATATAGATGAGTTTTTGGCTCAAGGATTGTCTGATGGAGACACTCAAAAATATTTAAAAGATATACAAGTAAGCAAAAATTTCAACGCGTTTGGGAAACTCGTTGACATAGCTCGACGCATACTTGGACTTCCCCAAAACACAACCTCTGGGCTAGAGGCTTTGTTAGACGCGTCCGACAAACTACTTTCTAGCTCGTTAATAGAATTAGATAGGGACTTATTAGCTGGTGGAAAAACTCAGATTGCAAAACTTTTAAAAGACACAGAGGATAAAAAAGAACTTGTCACCATAGATTTTGCAAGCTCTCAACCAGGCCTCTTTGGTGATGACGCCAAGACTCTTAATCAGATAAACGAAGAGCTTCCAAAGGCTAAGAAGAAGCTACCTCCTGGGCGTTCACCTGAGCTTGCTGCCATGGCTGAGCAGCTCCAGGCTGGCCTGCTTACCAAAGAAGAGTACGACGCAGCGGTCAACAAGTATCGTCCTATCCCTGTCTATACAGAGCCGCTTGTCCCTGCGACCGATGAGCAAGTAATTGATGCTTTGTATTCAAACCAGCAGCCTAAAGCCAATATATCAATTCCTACCGGAACCAAAGTTGGCCTACGCCTAGACATTCCTGCCTGGAACCGCAAGAAAACTTTTGTTGTCGCAATCCATGAGCCAAGAAAATCAATGAAATCAGGTGGTGCTGGCCTTGCTCTTGGATACAGAAGTGTTGCTATGGCCAAGAACGTAACGTTCGGTTTGGGCAATCAAGAGAAAGCACTGGAAATTGCGGTTGGTGCTGGCAAGGATGCTCTTCAAACCATGGAAGGGGAGTACATCAATGTCTCTCCAGAAGAAGCATATCGCATGGCGCAACAGGCCATTAAAGATCCACGGTACGTACAGATAGGATTTGACCCTGTTAGGCACTCTTACTTCTTTGATAGGGCTACTACTCTCCCAGTGGTCAAGGCCGAAGAGGTTCTCCAGATCGGTAACATGATCCTGGCCCGTGGCGTTGAGTATGGCTCCAAGCAGAACTTCCTCTACAACATTGATGCTCAGGCCCAGTTGTTTGGTGGAGACGAGGCCAAAGTATTGAAAGAAGCCGAAGGTACGCTCCCAGAGTTTAAAGTTGTTACAAAGGGCCGTTCCCCTGAGCTTACAGAGGCGGCAGAAAAGCTACGTAAGGGCGAGATCACCAAAGAGGAATATGACGCTGCCGTCAAGAAGTACAGCCCGGTTACGTTGTATGCTGAGCCTCCAAAGCCCCCGAGCGATCAAAAGATAGAGGAAGCGCTAGACAAGAATAAGAAGCCGTATGCAAACCTTGAATTAGATACGGGCACAAAGGTTGGTCTAAGGCTGGACATTCCTGCTTGGGAGAACAAACAGACCTGGGTAGTTGCTATCCACTCCCCCAAGCCAACGCTGACCTCTCCCAAGGCAAGCAAGATCCTAAGTTACCGAAGCGCTGCCAAGCTCAAGAACGTCAAGTTTGGCGTTGGAAACCAAGCAGCCACGCTCCGTATTGCGGCAGGTGACTTCAAGGACAAGCTCCAAACTATGGAAGGCGAGTACGTAAGCGTCTCTCCAGAGGAAGCATATAAGCAGGCTCAAGAGTTAATTAAAGACCCGGCATATATCCAGATTGGTTTCAATCCGACTCGTCATGCGTATTTCTATGACCGCGCCACGATGACTCCCGTTGTCAGTGCTGATGAAGTCTTGCAGATTGGAAACTTTATCCTGGCTAAAAACGCCAAGTTTGGATCGAAGAGCGACTTTCTGTTTGACGTTGATCGGTATCCCCAGGTAACTGAGGAGCAGGTAGATGCTGACATAGCCCAGACCAGGGAAGAAAAGATTGCTGAGTACACCCGTCTCCGTGCCAAGCGCAGCCAGCTAGTCAAAGAATATGTAGCCCAGGGTCCAAGCATTGAATTGCAGCGCAACATTGCTCTTACAGATGAGCTTGCCAAGCAGCTCAAAGAAGACATTGATGCCACCGCTGAACCCTCCCGTAGCCCTGAGAACTTCCTGCGTCGTGCTCTTGATGCCTATGAGAAGGGTGATCTTAGCCCAGAGGTGTTAGCGACTATCCGTGATGCGTATGTTAAGACTCCGTGGGTTCTGAATGGTCTGCGTCTGTCTGTCAGGAAACCAAAAGAAGACAAGTCTTCAGGAAACTTCCAGCCTTTTGCTAGGGTGGTGACTCTATGGAATGGAACGTCGGGGATTGAAGATCCTTCTACTGTCCGGCACGAAATCATGCACTCGCTTGAACAGATGATGACCGCTGAACAGAAGAAGGTTGTCCTGGATTCCTGGAGAAGCGCCTTTGATGCGGCGGTCAAAAAGAACAAAGATGCTCAGTCACAGTTGTTCTTCAAGAATGTCATCGAGTTCTTAGACACTCCTAGTGATGCGTCCTTTGCTGCGGCTGTCCAATCCATGCCGTCTTATGACTTCTATCAGTACCTCAGTCCGTCTGAATATTGGGCGATCAATGCTGAGAAGCTCTTTGCTGCCAAGCTAGGTACTCAGTGGGAGCGGTTCAAGTCTGCGATACGTAAGCTCGTTGAGTCCATGAAGAAGGTCTTTGGATTTGATAACCGTCTTGGCGTACACAAAGTCTTTGATCGTCTGATGAAAGATCAGCCAGAGCGCATGGATAACAAGTCTCTCGTAGACTTTGTTACAGAGACGGGTGTTCGGGCGATGGTTCCCCAAAATGTCAGCAAGAATATCTTTGGTCAGCCGATGCCCAAGGCGACCTGGGGATCTCCTGATGATTCGAAGATTGACGACATCATCTACGTTCTACAAGACAAGAACATTGATACAAAACGGGTGGTTCAAGCAATCACCTCGCAGCGTAAGAGTCTGATTGACTCATGGAACCCGTATCTCCAAGAGGAGTTGTATCACGGCAGGACGGCTAAACAGACAGAAGATTTCTTGAAGGATGAGCTTGAGCCGTTGATGAAGGCGCTGCGTGATCGCAATCTAACCATGGATCAGGTAGAAGAGTACTTACAGAATCGCCATGCTGAAGAGCGCAACATCCAGAACGCTAAGCGTGATCCGACCATGCCTGACGGTGGATCAGGAATCCTCACGGCAGACGCTAAGAAGTATCTAGCAGCTCTTACTCCGAAGCAGAAAAAAGACTTTGACGACATTGCCAAGATGGTTGATGACATCGTTAAGGGAACACAAGACCTTATCGTCTCCAGCGGCCAAGAGAAGCAAGAAGTAATTGACAACTGGAACAAGGCTTACAAGCACTACGTTCCGCTGAACCGGGAAGAAGCTGACTACGATGTCAAGAACGTTGGTGTCGGCGTAGGGTCTGGTTTTGCTATCAAGGGACCGTTTAGCAGGGCATCTGTAGGATCTGGACGTAAGGTTGTAGACATCCTGGCTAACGTTGCTATGCAGCGGGAGCGGGCCATCATCCGGGCAGAGAAGCTCCGTGTGGCCAAGGCTGTCTATGCTCTGGCGGTGACTAATCCCAATCCTGGGTTCTGGTTGCCATACGATCCTTACATCAAGAAGGATCCGCAGCAAGTCCTCAACGATCTCATTTCCATGGGAATCAACCCAGCGGACGCGCAGAACATTGCCAACACGCCGACTCGCAGGGATGTTGATCCGGCAACCAATACAGTCAAAGAGGTTCCAAACGAGCGGTTGATCACAAGCGCACTGTCTTTGCCTATCCGCATCAACGGAGAAGAGAAGTTCCTAATCTTTAACTCCAACGATCCTCGGGCAGTTCGGATGGTGGAGTCGTTGAAGAACCTGGACGTTGATCAGCTCAGTAAAGCACTGGGTGTCTCTCAGGCGTTCACGCAATACTTTGCCAAGATCAATACCCAATACAACCCAGTCTTTGGTTTGTGGAACTTCATGCGCGACGTTGGAAGTGCGGCGTTGCAATTAAGCACGACACCAATTGCCGGCAAACAAAAACAGGTTTTGGCTGGGATTAGGCCTGCTCTACGTGGCATCTACGGGGAGGAAAGGGCTCGCAGAAAAGGTCAGCCACCAACGAACCATCCATGGGCGCAGCTCTGGGAAGAGTTCCAAAAAGAAGGTGGACAGACCGGTTTTAGGGATATGTTCAGCCGCAGCCAAGAGCGGGCAGAAGCGCTACAACGAATCCTTGATCCATCCTCCTGGACGACAACCCCACTTGGAAAAGTTGTTACAGCAGGCGGGACGCTGAAGGTGCCAGCAGAGTTGGCTCGTAAAGCAGCCACCCCACTCTTTGACTGGTTGTCTGACTATAACCAGACGATGGAGAACGCGGTTCGTCTCTCTGCGTATAAGGTAGCGCTCGACCAAGGCATGACCAAGCAGCAGGCAGCATCAGTGGCCAAGAATCTTACGGTGAACTTTAACCGCAAGGGACAGATTGGGCGGCAGATGGGCGCTCTGTATGCGTTCTTCAATGCCTCTGTCCAGGGTACAGCCAGGATGTATGAAACGCTCAAAGGTCCTGCCGGAATAAAAATTATCGGTGGAGGACTTCTCCTTGGATCTCTTCAGGCGTTTGCTCTTTCCATGGCTGGGTTTGATGAGGATGAGCCACCTGAGTTCATAAAAGAGCGGAACATTGTTCTGCCGACAGGTGGGTCCAAGTACGTAATGATCCCGATGCCACTGGGTTACAACGTCATACCCAATACAAGCCGTATCGTTACAGAGTGGTTCCTATCTGGGTTCAAAGATACGCCCAAGCGAATCAGCAGCATCTTCTCGGCTACGCTTGATATGTTCAACCCGCTTGGCAATGCGGGATGGTCGGCTCAAACGATAACGCCCACTGTCCTAGATCCTGTTATTGCTCTTACGGAGAACGTAGATTGGACTGGTAAGCCAATCGCCAAGGAAGACATCTCTGGGCTTGATCCTACGCCTGGATACACACGGGCTAGAGAGACGGCCAGCATCGTTGGCAAGGGTCTATCTGAGTTCCTGAACTATGCTTCTGGTGGAACAAAGTACACCCCTGGAGTAGTGAGTCCCACCCCAGATCAGATTGACTACCTGATAGGGCAGTTTACTGGTGGTGTTGGTCGAGAGTTCATGAAGGCAGAACAATCTCTTCGTAGCCAAGTTACAGGTGAGGATCTGCCGATCTATAAGGTGCCGCTGTATGGACGGATTGTGGGTGACACCCAGGGCCTTGCTGCCGAGCGTAATCGCTTCTACAACAACATCATGCAGCTCAATAAACATGAGCGGGAGATCAAAGGTAGACGCGAAAACCGGGAGAATGTCCAGGAGTATCTAATGGACAACCCAGACGCCAGGCTCTTCTCTTACGCCAATCAGGTTGAGCGTAACCTCCAGGCTCTGCGTAAGCGCCGGGATGCTCTGTTAGAGAAGGATGCCCCGAAGGAGCAGGTCAAGGCGGTAGAGAACCAGATCGCTGTCCAGATGAAGCGGTTCAACGACAGGGTAGCGGCAGCTCAGAGATAAGCTCTCCGTAGCCACTCAGCTAGGAGAAGGGCTTCTGCCCTGCCGTTATCCTTCACTCTCTCAAGAGGAGAGTCTGGCCATAGCTCTCGGGCCAAGGCCAGGCTGTCCTTCTTGTCTGCCGTCAGTCCCATATCCTTCTTCCAGACCCTGGGTGGAACAAGTTCAAACTGAGAGAACCGCGTTGCGATTGCAAGAGCAGCGCCATAGGCCATCCCAAACTTGAAGGAGCTTGATACGCCCTGCTTGGGCATAGCATGTACGGCCTCCACCACCACCATCACATCGTCTAATTGTCTGGCCTGCATGATGTCTCGGGACACTTGATTGGTGTCTATCCAGCGGTCGTTATGCTTCATATCCCCGCAAGCAATGAAGTCTCCTCGATGATTTACAAGTCCCCATGCACCGGTGAATCCAGGGTCAATTCCAAGGTAGAGCATAATTTTTCCTTATAAATTAATATGTTGTACTGTAACATAATGTTACAGTACAGACGGACAGAAATATTTTTGGAACTTATTTGCTATATGCACGATCAGAAGCTAGTATATTGCATAGGAACGATATAACAGGATAAAGCATGAAGCTAACGAACAAGCACAACATACCAGAGACGTTCATCAATGTCTTGAAGCGCCCGACTTATTCAAAAGGTAAGGCCCATCTCTCGGCTACGCAGCTGCTCAACAGCCCGAAGATCGTGGCGCTGACCAAGAAGTTTGAGGACGAGTTGGAGTCTGATGTTGCTGACATGGTATGGAGTATCTTTGGTACAGCCGTTCATGGCGTACTGGAGCATGGCAAGGCAGACAACCATATCGTTGAGGAGCGGCTACACGCTACCCTGGAGGGCTGGCGGATCTCTGGGGCCGTAGACCTACAGATCCTGGATGACCAGGGTGGGATCGCCATACGGGACTACAAGACCACCTCGGCATGGGCAGTGATGAACGAAAAGATAGACTGGGAGAACCAGTTGAACATCTACGCCTGGCTGGTCGAGACGGTCAAGCATGACCATCATGTGAGCAACCTGGGCATCGTGGCTATCATCCGGGACTGGTCGCGGCGGGAGGCAACAAGGAACCCAGACTACCCCCAGGCGCCCATCAAAGAGATTCCTATCAAGCTATGGCCTTATCAGGATCGAGAGGAGTACATAGCCAAGCGATTGTCCCTGCACTCGGCCTGTGAGTTCGCCATGGAGACGGATGAGGATCTGCCCCCATGCACCCCTGATGAGATGTGGGAGCGGCCCACAACCTACGCTATCAAGAAGAAGGGTGGCGTCCGGGCTATCAAGGTATATGAAGTTAAGGAGGAAGCGGAAGCTGCGCTCGATCCCAAGACACAAGAGTTGGAGGTCCGTCCGGGCAGTCGGACCCGCTGTGAATCATTCTGCCCAGTCAACATGTACTGTCAGCAATGGCGGGACTATCAGGAGAGCATCAATGGAAACAAGACAGGAACTGCTGCTTAAGTTCATGTTGGCCTTGGCGTCTAACGCTGAGGTCATGGATTGGCTAGGCGATCCAGAGTTCACAAAAGATCTAGCGAACTGCGCTGCGGCGTTGGTTGATGAATACTACAAAAGGATTTCTTAATGACTGTCTACGCAAAACTACAACAAGCCCGCATCAAATTGCAGGGCCGCAAACTTACCAAGTCTGGGAAGAACAAGTTTGCAGGGTACGAATACTTTGAATTGGGAGACTTCCTTCCAGCTATCCAGGAGATCTGTAACGAGGTTGGTCTGTGTGGCGTTGTTACCTACACCGAGACTAGCGCCTTCCTGAACATCTATGACACGACCAACAGCGAGTGCGTAGTCTTTAGTTCACCTATGTCCTCGGCTGAACTGAAGGGCTGTCATGCCGTCCAGAACCTTGGAGCCGTACAGACTTATCTCCGTCGGTATCTGTGGACTAACGCCTTTGAGATCGTCGAGCATGACGCCCTGGATGCCACGACGGGAGAGGAAGTTAAGCCCACTCCTAAGCCCACATCTAAGCCTGAGCCAAAGGTCGAGCCAAAGGCGGAAGTCAAAGAGGCACCCAAGAAGATCGTAGGCAGAGAAGGGGCCTGGCAGATCGTTGCGCCGGCTGAACCAGAGGGAGATCCTGCTGAGTGGCTGGAGTTGGTCAAGAGAGCCTCTCATATAGCCCTAGAGGCGGCTGGTTCGCAAGATGACGTCATGTCTATCTACCGCAATAACAAGACGCTCTTTGAGGCCGTGAAGAACGTTGACGCGGTGTTTCACAAAGATCTGATGGCAGTCTTTACCAACGCTAAGAACAAGTTCCAGGAGGCAGCATGACTTATCAGAACAAACCCAATACCGGCAAACTGTTTGTCAACGAATACAAGGAGAAGGACAGCCACCCAGATAGGAAAGGAAGTCTGTATTTGGACCGGGAGTTCCTTGCCAAGATGCTTGAGCAGCCAGACGAGCTTGTCGTTGTAGAAATAACCGCGTGGGAAAACGTCAGTGCTACCGGCAAAGAATACCTTGGTCTCAAAATCCAGGCCCCCAGGGTAGCCAAAGAAAAGCCCGAGGCCAAGCCAGAGCCTAAGCCTGAGCCAAAGCCGGAACCACAAGAACCAGTAGAAGATGACTTTCCATTCTAGCCATGGACGTACTTAAATTTGAGGGAGTAAAGATCGCCTTGAAGCAGGACAAGAATGGCTATGTCCTGACTCTTGGCGTCCACCCCGACGATGTTCCAGAGAACCTGCTGCGGGATTACATAGGAGCTAGGTATCAGGTAGTCATGGTTCGCCTGAACCTAGTTGAAGAACCTATGGATCGGCAGCAAGAGTTTGAAGGTGACAAGGCTGTCCGTATCGCTGGGATGCTATGCCGGAACCCTAAGTTCTGGGAATACCTGGAAGAGAAGAACGAGATCATGGAGGCCACAGAAGAAGAGGCTACCGAGTTCTTGCGTATGCACTTGGAGGTTCAGTCCCGGTCGGATCTCAAAACTAATGACGCGGCGAGGATAAAGCTCGACATCATCTACAAGGACTTTCAAGCATGGGAAAGTTAGTTTCGTACTCGGTCTTCATACCCGAGGAGCACTACAAAAAACTGAAGGAAGCAGCTCGATCTCGCGGCGCAGCAACAATCGTTCGTGACGGGCTATCAATCATCCTGGATAACAAAGAAGTATTCGATGCTGGCTACGAGAAGGGAATCAAGGATGCAGCCCAGGTTGTCTATGAGTGCCCCGAGGCGCAACTGGTAGCAGTCAAAGGCAGAGACATTGGGGTCTACCTATCTGAACAGATCGAGATGCTGATAAAGGACAAGAAATGAAAGACAAAATTGCAGCAATCAAGAGTCGGTATGACCTCCCTAATCTCATTCCTTTTCATGGCATTTCTATTGAACTAGGAGTGGCTGAAGGTGGGTTTTCGGAAGCCATACTCGTTAAGGGTCGGGCCTCCTACCACTACGGGGTGGATCGCTATACCGGAGAACGTGGTCATACGGACGATGAGTATCTAAAGGCTCTTAATAGGCTGGAGCGATTCAAGCATCGGTTCACCCTGCTGCGATGCGACTTCTCTGTGGCGGTCAAATTATTCCCGGATGAATACTTTGACTTCATATATGTCGATGGTTACGCCCATACCGGTCAGGAGCGGGGAAAGACCTTCTATGACTGGTGGCCGAAGGTAAAGCCTGGCGGGCTATTTGGTGGAGATGACTACGACGTTCAATGGCCGGAGACGACCACTGCGGTCAACACGTTTGTGAAGAACGTAAACCGTGAACTATATGTAACTCAGTGTGACAAAGGGGAAGACTGGGCAAGTTTGTTTCAGTCCTGGTTCGTACAGAAATAAGGAGAGAGAGATGACACCAATAGAAACGTTTAGATTCCTAAATAAAAAAGATGTAGACCTAAAGGAGATGATGATCCTTGAACGTCTGGATTTCTACAACCGGCCAATCATGACGGGCCAGATGGTTACAGACGCGACGACCAGCTCCGCTTTTGCCTCTCAGGCTACGGTCTTCAAATACCTACTCAAACTCAAAAACAGGAAATTTGTTGAAGAGATTGATGAGGTAAGCGACCAGAGATGCACCTACATTCAGATAACCAATAGCGGCAGGAAACTTCTGAAGGAATGGTCATGAAAAAGATCTTAGCTGGCTTACTGATGGTCCCTACGATGGCGAGTGCTGAGTTCATGTCTGGTAACAATCTGCTTAGTGATATGAACGGCGACATCGTAGACCAGATGATTGCCCTTGGCTATGTAATGGGCGTATCTGATGTGTTCACTAATGGAACCGTGTGCCCCCCTAACAATGTGACGGCGGGTCAGGTCAAAGACATCATCAAGCGACACTTAGAAGCTAACCCGTCTATCCGTCATTTCACCGCAGATAGCTTGATAAAGAACAAGCTAGAGGAAGTCTGGCCTTGCCGCAGGGGGCGTGGAACATGATGACCGTGGCGCAGTATGCGAAGAAACAAAAAATCTCGGAGAACAGCGCCAGGAAACGGTTGGAGCGCAAGGTCAAGCTCGGGTACATGGTCAGGATACGCGGCGCTGATCACAAATACGTCTACTACAACAAGCCAGTGGAGATGAAGTGGCACGACCCTTTTAACCTAATCAACCGTAAACCCAAAACCAAGGATTGGAAACTTAAGACCGAGGCACTAGAAACTTAGAGGGGTGAGAAATGAGCATCGAGGCTATGAAGCAAGCATTGGAGGCTTTGGATTCCGATGACCCAAGCATTCAATTGAGGGCTGCTGTTGTCCTACGCCAAGCCATAGAGCAGGCAGAGAAGCAACAGCCTGTGGCGTGGTTGTCTGTTGATTGTATTGGGGAGCGGTACTTGCATTTTAGTAAGCCTCTTGATAATGACCCTGTTACTCCACTCTACACCGCACCTGTACACGCCATCGACATGAGCCAAGAACGTGTCGATGAAACGGCAAAACGTAAACATGAATGGGTAGGGCTGGACGGCGATATACCCAGCTTGGGGTTAGTGACCGAGGAGTTTTATAACGGGATGCTTTGTGCAGAAGACATATTGAGAAAGAGAAACACATGAACAAAATAACTGTCGTGTGCCACAAAGACCATTTGCATGGCTACGAGGACTTTGAAGGTAAGTGCTTGTTGTGTGAAATGGAAAAACTTTACGCTGAAATTAACCAAATCACTCATCAACTGTATGACTACCGAGCCGCTTTTATGAGAGCACGTGACCGTGAATGGGTTGGGCTGACGGATAAGGAAGTGACTTCAATCATTCGTGAATGGCATTGGATGCCCTATGAATTTTGCAAAGTCATCGAAGCCAAACTAAAGGAGAAGAACGGTGGCTAAACCCATGACAAAAACCGAGTGGATGAACTGGGTTGAAGAGGCGTGGAACAAGGCCCAACAATCAGCGTGGGTAGAAAAACGTGAATGGGTCAGCCTGACCGACGAGGAGATCAAAGAAATCATCGGCCCCTGGGGCGAGACCCCTATCAAGGGCTATACACGCAAGTTGTTCGACCAGATCGAAGCCAAACTAAAGGAGAAGAACACATGATTAAAGACATACGTGTAGTTGAGTGGGTAGACGAGGCCAAGAAGCCACAGTGGGACATACAAGTCCTGCGAGATGGAAGCGACAAATGGGAGCCAGTTACCTACGTGCGATTAGAAAAAAGACCTGAAGAAGTATCAAGGGAGAAGAATACATGAGCACACACACATGCAGCTACTACTGCAACAGGCCCGAGTGCGTCCTGGCGCAGCGGGATGAGCTACGCCAAGCCATAGAAAAGAAGCGTGAGTGGGTTCATCTCACCGATGAAGAGTTTGAAGAGGTAATCAAAGAACTTGGCAAAGACCCCCGAGTCCTGGCCGTGGAGATTGAACTAAGACTGATGGAGAAGAACACATGAAAGTAAGAAAAAAAATCAGGCTCACCGTGCGACCGACCATGAAACCACGCGTCATCACGGTAACGTTTGCAGAGTTGCTGTCCGCTGAACGTCTTGGCATTTCAAAAGAAGACTATGTAAGAGCTTTAATAGCGATAAGGGAGATGAAATGAATTCACTACTTGAACAACGCATACAGAACGGCACCTACTGGGCTGGCTTCACCTTCGGCATGTTCTCCATGCTCCTGGTGGTCCTGATCTTTGACCGTTTGACGCAGCAGCCAGACCCTAGCCAGTTGACTATGCCCAAAGATGTCGTCCAGGCATACAACATGGGGCTTAAAGATGCCATGAAGACAAACCCGCCCTCGCTTGAGCTGGAGCAGACATGCTTAAATATGTGGGCAGAGAGACAACCAGTTAAAGAATAGCGACCAGCCGGAGGTGTCGTGGCCTAGACATCCAAACAACACCGGCAGCGGGGGCCTTCATCCGGTACCGAGGGGTTCCGGCTTGGCTCCAGGAGGTGACCCCGCACCTACACTAAGGAGAGAGCATGAGAAAGAAAGTAGATCTGATTAACCATCCACCCCACTACACCGTAGGCGGGATAGAAACCATAGACTTCATGCGGGCTAAATCCACCCCCGAAGAGTTCATGGGTCATTTAAGATTGACGGCCATCAAATATCTCAGCCGTACTGGCTACAAAGATGACGCGCTGGAGGATTTGAAGAAGGCCCATTGGTATCTCAGTTACTTAATTGCGGAGGCAGAAGGTGAGAACGGTAAGTGACAAAGTTTGGACGTACCTGGTCGAGCACAAGAGGCCAGTTACCAAAGACAAGATTGCAGATCACTACTTGGTAAGCAAAGACTCGGTTCAAAGAGTTCTCGGGGATTTGACCCGTAAGCAGGTGCTGGATCGAATACAGGTCGGCACTACATTTCTATACAAGATTAAGGACTAGCCATGAACATCACGCCACTCACAGGTATGTATTCCGCAGCCGACACAATCAAGGTTGAGATCAAAGAACAAGATCCACCGTTCACCATGTATGGCATGCACCATGACCCCAGGGATGAAGCCATGAAAAAAGCTCTGGACGCCCTTCTCCTCTGGGAAGAGATGCTTCCCAGGACTGCCGCTTCAAAGGTCCGCTCAGACGCTATAGAGGCCCTTCAGAAGTATGTCTAACTACCGCAACAAGGCGCTCCTTGAGGTTGTCCGGGAGTCTCCTTGTCAGATGTGCGGGGCCAAAGACGGGACGGTCTGCGCGGCGCATAGCAATCAGCTGCGGGACGGTAAAGGCAAAGCCATCAAAGCTCATGACTTCAGGCTGGCAGCTCTCTGTTACAGATGCCATTCACGCATCGACCAGGGGGCGGACATGAGCAAAGAGGAACGGATGGAGGCGTGGGAGGAGGCTCACCGGGCTACCATCGGCTGGCTGTTTATGAACGACAAACTCAAGGTCTTGTCTTAAGGGTGGGGAGATGGTACTTTCCCTAGTGTTTCATGTGTAACTCTCCTCCCTGTTCACAGGGCTTAGACCCAGACTTCCCTCCCGAGATCTGGGTCTTTTTTTCA